CCTGCGCCAATATGGTAAGCTGTCCAACCATCTAGTTGACCAGTTGATAATTGCCATTTTACTAATTTAGCTAATGGGTTATTCATTTTATCTTGAGTATGCTTTTTTGTAAACTTTTTTCTTTGCTGTTTTAGCAGAATCTTTAAAATCTTTAGAAGTTGGTGCGCCTTTTGCTCCAACTTTTTTCATTTTTTCATTGCTACCAGCTTTAATTCTTTTCTTTTTAGCGTTTATATTTGCGTATAATCCTCTTTTCATAACAACTCCTTTTTTATTAACATCTACATTTCCATTTTCTTAAAGCTAAATTAATCCTAGAATCAGGGTCGTTAGCTGTTTTAGCACTTGTTAGTTTTTTCTTCATCCCACACATTCTAGCACAGAAACTTGACTTTCTCGATTTCTGCTTACCTTTTGGGTTACTAGATGTTACTGGAGGCTTTAATGTTCCACCAGTTTGAGCTTTGTAACTTGCCCTACCTTTTGCGTTTAATCCACCAGTTTTAGATTTTCCAGATTTTTTTTGCCATGCAGCAGTATACTTTTTTTTGGCAGCCATTAACTAACACCTTGTTTTTGTGCATCCAACCTTATCTTTTCTTCATCTGTAACCATTCCACGTTCTGTCTTCATATTATCTAACGTCTGTTTTGTTGAATCTAATTCAGATTGCCTTTGAGCTGACTCTGATTGCATTTGCATTGTTTGGTCTATGTATTCTAAGAATTTTTCAGAACCAGTTATTGGTGCATTCTCTACTAAAGTTCTAACATCAACTAATTGAGGGTTAATAGAACCTATTAAGTTTGCCATTGCAACCATACGGTTGAAGTTATCTTCTTTTTGAGTTATGTTGCTCTCCCCCTCATCTAATTCAACATACAATGAGGGGTTACGAACATCGTTAAAGACTTGTGAGCCAACACTAAGGTTCATTATTGTTTCATTAAACTTCCCTTCTTCTTTAACACGAATAACTCTATCCATTTCCGAATAGACATAGTTAAAATTGTCTACAAAATCTTTTGCTAAAGTTTTTCTTAATCTACTTAAATTTTTAAAATATGGGTTTATTGCGGCCGCAGCTCTTTGTACTTTTTGTTCAAATAAAACACCTGACTCTCCACTTCGTGCCGTTTCTCCTTTCATTGCTTCTGATACCAATGAAACTCTTTGAGCAAAAGCCACACTATTTTCGGCATTTAACATAATGTCTGGTGGCAAGGAAGAGGGTGAAAGTCTTTGAGGAAGAATTGCAGGGTTATTTAACTCATAAACCATGTTAGGTTGATTCCCTTTTTCTTTCAAAGCCTTTATTGTTTCTTTCTCACGTTTATCAATAAAAACACCACCTGATAAAATTTGAGTTACATAGTCTCTTACTTGAGACTTAGCTTTGTTTACATCATCTTGTATGTCTAATAAATGGTCAACAAGTGATGTCTGTTCATTTATTTGAACATTGTAACTATAACTCCAAACAGGAAAACAATCAAAATTTGACGTTGGGTTTTCCATATCTTCGTCTTTAACTACTAAATTTTTAAAATAAGGAATAATTGTTGTTGTGTGTATTTGGTCTCTATTAAATCTTTTCACAACCATTAAACTTGGATTTTCTTTTTCAGCTCGTTTATATTCTTGTTGAGTCATTATTTTATAATCATTGCCATCAAAAGAACTAACCATTTTCATCGTGACACGCTCTTGCATTTCAAGAACACGATACCTGTCATTTATTTTATCATAATTTTCAAGATTTGAAGAATATGTTTTGTCTGTCATCCTTCTTATTGTTTCAGATAAAGATTGATACCACGCCTTTGACCTTTCGACTTTCATATCGTGAGGGTCAATACTATATTGTTCACTTATAACGTCTAAAGACTCCCATCCTTCTTTTACAAGCCACCTACAATGTTTTAGCTCGTAATCGTTTGCTCTTGTTTCTGGGTCTATATATACACGAAAATTATTTAGCACATCGTATTTAAAATCAAGATAACCTTCTTCGTTTATCTCCCAACTTCTCTGTATCCAACCACCTAGTTTTGTAGACAAAGCATCGATAAAAGCTATTTGAAGTTTATCTTCTAAATCTTCTTCATCAATAATTGCATTCCACCTGCCTTGCAATATATCTGTTACTTCTACAGATTCAATTGTAGTTGGTTTAAATTTTGCAGTCTTTCGGTTTAATTGCTCGTTTCCTACCAACGTACTTATTATAGGGGTAATTATATTATATTTAAGTAAAGGTTTCTTGTATTTTTTAGCGTTATTTCTTTCTTGAGAAGTAAAGGTATCTCCATTAACATATCTTACTGCCTTCTCAGAATCTTTCCTTGCAATTTCAAATGAATCTCTACTATACTTCCATGACTTTAAAACTTTATCAGCTTGCTTAGATAGTATACCTGCTGCATATTGTGAGCCTGAAGGTGAATCGTTAGTATACGCATCTTTAGCCATTATGCTGTTTTCCAATTTGTGTTTTCATTTGATTTTTTATCATTTTGTCTAAAACGCCATCCTTTTTTACGTTTTTCATATATAGCAAGGCTTGGCAAGACCTTTAATGCTCCATATCTCAAAGCATCATAATGATGGTCATCAGCTTTCGTATCAATATCTTCAGGGTCGTTTTGTGCTGATGGTAAATTAGGGAATGTTTCTATACATTGTAAACAATTTTCTGTGAATCTAATTCGAGGAAATCCTTCGTCTGGTTGTTCTAAACCTTCATAAACAATTTTAGCACCAGACTTTCTATCGTTATTTCCTTTTGATAAATAAATTCCATCATCCCCATAAAAATCAGCTGGAGAATATAGCATCCCTTCTTTTTCAGAATGTTTTGTCCAATAAGCTGGGTCAGCAATATCGTCATCAAAGTCTTCAGGTTTTAATTTATAAGTATCCCATGTGTATTTATTTACTAAACTTGCTTGTTTAGAGGCTGATAATCCAGTTTCTGTTATTTCATCAAATATTATCATATTTTGGTCTCTATCTACTGCCGCAAACAAACAGACAAATGGAGCTTTAGTACCATAGTCATAAAATCTGTAAAGGGTATGAGTGCTAACTCTAAAATGCACATTAAATTGAAAATAAGAACTAGGTATTACATGGTTCATTGGATTCCAATTATCAAAATATGTACCAGCAAATACATCCCATCTACCTTCTAACCACATAGCTCTTAATACTGGATTTAAATTTTTAAGTTTTCGTACATAGTTAGGGTCATTTTTTAAAAGAGTTGGATTGTCAAATACAGTTGCTGGTATAAAATGAAAACTAATACCCTCTTCATCTATAAAAGGTTTTCCAGTTTTTTGATTTTGAAAAGAAACATCAAACTCTTCATTGTATCTTGGTGTTTTAGATGGGACTGGAGGGCATCTATCAATAAATTTTCTTTTTAACCATACATGACCAATGTTACCCGGATTTGAGGTTAAGCATATTTGAGGTTGCAACAACTGATTATCTGTACGAGCTGATGTTGAAAGTTCCTCAATCCAATCTTCTGGAAATTGGTTAGCCTCATCGACTCCAATAAAATTGTAGTTACCACCAATGTAGTTATCCAAAGCTCTTCTATCTTGGCAATGGACTAAATATATCTTAGCACCACTTGGAAAAACATAACATTTGTTTCTCTCTTGCCACCTAGCGTTATACAATTTATAAAGTTTATCACATTCAGGTTTTAAGTTTCTTTCAAGCTGAGGGAATGTCCTTCTCATCAGAATACCAATATAATCGGGAAAATCAATTGATACAGCATCAACAACTGTCTTAACTGCCTTACCCTCAGCTTTAAACTTTTTCGCTTCTTTTAGCTCTATTTTTCGTTTCAGTCTTTCGTAGTGATAAACCCTTGGTACTAATGCAGCTTTCCAAGCAAGCATAAGGGATTTACCTCCTCCCCTTGCTCCACCATAGAATATCCAGTTAGCAGTAGATTTTAAAAATTCTGTTTGCTTACCACTATGAGGTCTAAACTTATATTTACCAGTCATCGTTACCTCCCCTATCTGATTCTTGCACATAAGCTCTACTATTACTTCTTATGGAGTCAAGGCTTCTTGTACTAAGGTTCTCTTTGTCTGCTATCTCCCATGAACGCACAGCTGCTTGCCAATCTTTCATTTTATTCTTACCAACCATCCAACCTTTAGATATATAAAAATTAACAAACTTAACAGCATTGACTGAGTTCTTCCTTTCTTTGCAATAATTGATAACCATTTCTTCTGATGGAATTTCAAACACCTTTCTTTTTATTTTTATAGAACTATTATTAATAACTTTATCTTTATCTTTATCTTTAGCCCCTTCCATTTCTTTGGATGCCCCTAGTATGACCCTAGTATGACCCTTACTAGCTTCATCTAAGGGTCTAAATAAATTATCATACTTTTTGATTCGGTCATAGACAGACTTATGGACTCTATTGCTAAGATTTAATTTGTCTGGATGAGACACTTTATATTGGAATTGTAAAAATTTAGGAATAAACCACTTCCCATTTTCTAAATACTCAATTCTATCTGAAAATATTTCCATTAACTTTTTTTCATCAATATCTTCACCTACAAATATACTCATTATATCTATATCTGGTTCAAAAAAACCAGCATGGTCGCATTGACTTATTATATACCACCACGCACTCTTATACTTAGGGGTTAATCTTCTAAACCACCTCTTCTTCCAAATATCTGTATCAAAATACCTCTTTGCCATCTTCTTCCCTCTCTCTTTCTTTGTATGTGTTACTATCTAATTTAATACGTTCAATTAACCCTTGTCTTGTATCCGATTCTGCAATCGTAATATAACGACCAGACTTAGTCTTCTTTTGTGCGTAGAACTTCGGCTCTCTCTTCTTTACCATTTTTGTTTAACCATTCCATAACCTCTTTTAAATTATACCTAATTAACTTTCCACCACTACTTGTATTATTAATAGCAGTAGGGATAGGATTATCTTGATTCCTCCACTTATACACGCATTGCCTAGACACTCCCAATACGCCACATAACTCACTTGTCTTTAATAACTCTAGCATTTTTAACCTTTTTTATTGTCTTTTTGAGCAAAACCTGCCCCTAATGGACTATTATACACTTGGACATCCCAATCTGGTTCAGGTGATTCTAAATCCTCACCGCAATCAACACAGGTTAAAGACTCTGGTGTATTCGTATCTCTCTCTGCTGGCTGATACTCTGTATTAATATGCTCACAGAAACTATCCTTTTCCTCTAATTCAATAATCATACATTCCTCTCTTCTCTTTTTATTTTGTTTATACTACTAGTAGCCTTCTCATCCCTTATTACTAAGGCAGTACCACATATTATAAACATGAAGACTACACCTAAAATAAACCCTATGACGAAAGCTACCATACCCTATTTTACTACACATCAGTAACATATGTCAACCCATTTAAAAACACCTAAAATATAACAATACTAGACATATATATGAGAAGGGGGGGTGACCCTTTGACTGGGGGGGTCGAGATACACCATATGTTTTTATACTCGCACATTGACCCAGCATTTAACCTCTAGATATGCCATCATGGCTCATTACAGCACCAATTGACCTTTTATATATGCCCACCGAGGAGAAACTTCATAACATAATACTTATAATGTTATATAAAAAAAATAAGGATGGTATCCTATCTTTATATAGGAGGTGAGGTGTAGTGACATACACTTATCAATCTATCCATGAACCCTAACCTAGATGAGCCTATGTGTTATCCTCTAAGAATATGTAATTATTAACCTATATATATATGAAGACATCCAAGCCAACATCATTCTACCTATATATAATAATTGTATAACATTATATAAAATAACGTATTGACAATTAAAGTAAACTGTGTAAGTTTAGATGTATCCAATAAGGGATGCACGAACAAACATGGAGTTTTAAAATGAATAAAGCAAATTATACTAAAATATGCGAAAGAGTTAACGACAGGATATTAGGCTTTTTAGAAGAAGGTATTGTACCTTGGCAGAAACCTTGGGTAGGAGGTAAGGCAAATGCACCACGTTCAGTATCATCTAATAAAGTGTACAGAGGTACAAACTTAAGCATACTTAGCTGTGCAGGTTATGAGAGTCCTTGGTTTCTTACATATGGTCAAGCTTCTAAATTAGGTGGAGCTGTTAAGAAAGGTGAAAAGTCTTATCCTGTAGTATATTGGAAGTTTAACCCATCAGAAAAATGTACTGGATATTATGGTACAACCTCTGGATGTTCGGGTAAGACTTGTGGCAAGTGTAAAGGTTCAGGTACTTATAAACCATTACCCAACCTATTTAGTTTTAATGTGTTTAATGCTAATCAATGTGAGGGCTTACCTGAGAAGTATTATCCAATGATTAAAGAGGATAAGGATGCAAGGGATTTTACACCTGTTGAAGCTTGTGAGGAGATTGTAAAGAACTATCAATCTAAACCACAAATTATGCATGACCAAAAGGATTCATGTCATTACTTACCATCTAAGGACGAGGTACACATGGTAAGAGCTGAGAAGTTTATTTCTGACGAAGAGTATTATTCTACATTTTTTCATGAGTTGGTTCATTCAACTGGGCATAAGTCTAGGTTAGCTAGAGAAGGTGTTACTGGTCAGCATTTTTTTGGGTCTCATGTCTATTCTAAAGAGGAATTAGTAGCTGAGTTAGGTTCAACTTATTTATGTGCCATAGCCGATATAGATAGAACATCAGTAATAAAGAATAGCGCAAGCTACATTAATTCATGGAAATCGAAGCTTGAAGATAATGTAGATTGGATTGTTTGGGCTGGCACTAGAGCAAGCAAAGCAACAGACCATATACTAGGTGTAAGCTACGATAAATAGGATAGTTTGGAAGTTGGGCAGGTTCGAGTCCTGCCCTATCCTCTATGGCAATTATGCCATTCTTAAACATGGAGTACAAAATGCATAATACTAAAAAATATAATGGATACGCTAACTGGGCAACATGGGATTTCCACATGATTAGCAACAATGACTATAACTTGTACAACCAGATAAGAGATGTTGTCAGTAATAACTTAGATGATAAAGCAAAAGTCATTCAATTCTTGCGGAATGTAGCCTCAGACGATTATGGTGTAGACTACTACAATGTAGACTTTAGCGAGGTTGCAGAAACTTGGATAAATGATATTAAGGACGAGCTGTATAATAACTGGTTAGATAATAAGGTAGCTAAATGGGAAGTATATGTTGCTGATGAAAATGGTAAAAAAATAATAATGAAAGTAGCTGAATCTAAAAGAGCTGGAGTTATTCTTTACAATAAATTAATTAATTCAGATAATTATCACGAAGTTGGAATGAGAGTAGTAAAAGAATCTGTAAATAAAGAAGGTTAACTGATGATGGGCTGAATGCCCGAAACTCTCACTTCGGTGAGAGTCTTAACCAAACATGGAGTACAAAATGCATAAATATTATTTTGAAATTAATGGTGAAGAGTTTTTAATCAGAGTAAACATCTCAACTGGCAAATATGAGATATTCAATGGTCAGTTAGAATTAGTCGAAGAAGACTTTACATTATTTGAGGTGACTAAAGAAAATGCCTATAATAATTGCTTAAGTATTTATTATAATTTTATAGATGAACAGTACGCATCATAAAATAATACTTGTATACTAAGGTAAACAATAGTAAACTAAGTTAACAAATGAAATACATGGAGAAACAAATGGAAAATACAAATAAAGATTCAAATGACTATTATGGATATAATAACTGGTCAACCTTTACTTTCAAAGCTTTTATTGATAATTATGAGCCAGCTTATTTAGAAGCTAATGAAATTGTTAGAATCCAAATTGCTAGAACTGAAAATCCAGTTATTGAAACTGCATTCTTATTAAAATCTTGGATGCATACAATGGCTATAGCTAAAAGTGGTAAAGGTACAATGTTTACTGATAGCTCTAGTAAAGAAGATAAATTAGATATTTACTATAATATTGATTACTATCAAATAGCTAAAGTTTTAGTTGCTGATATAAAAGAACTAGGAGGTAAGTAATGAATCAACTTATTTTAAAAGGATTAGGAAAAAGGAAGGTTAAGTCTATTCTAAATAAATGGGTTAAACACCAGATTAATGTCTGTTTAGAGCATGCTAATGGTCGCATAACTTTTGATGAATATATTTATTTAGATAGATATGGTGTAGATGGGTTTGATGAAGATGGCATGCCTGTAGATGATTTATTTAAATTTATTGGCAATAGGCTTTAGGGGGTAAGTAATGAATAA